TTATAGCGGGTTAAAATTATTAGATGCGTGACAGAAGCGGTCACTGCTCTTGCTGCATCTGCTTCGGAAATACTCTTTGGCGCGCTTGCGACACTCACGGTATTCGAGGCTACCGCTGCGCTCATTCATGCAGACGGTAGAGAAGATGATCTGGTTGTTCTCTGTCATCCAGGTGAACGGCTTCTTACTCTTATAGGTCTTGAGCCCTTGCCGCGCTTCGCTGGTGTAGTAGCCAGTTTCTTGCCTTGGTGCGGCAGTCGCCATGCCAGTTATGAGGATTGCGAGGGAGAAAGTGGCAAGGCTTACTACGGTTTTCATGGTCTTTACACGTCCTTTCTGTGTCGGCGGGCATACCAGCGTCTAGCTACTTCCTGCGTGATCGCTATCCCGCGTTTGGATTGGCCAAGTTTCGATTGGCTTCATCATAGTCGGGGCTGGTCTGGCCATTCTCTGGTAGCACTTCGCCAGTAAGCAACCACCACCTATAGTTAGGAAAGACCCTGGCGAGAATTTCTATCTCGTCTGCGCCAACCCTCGCTCGTCCTCGCTTGATGTTTACCCATCGCGGGTAATCCGTCTCGCCGGCTTTTGAAAGCTCAACCAAGCTCGCGGCATTGATTAATTGAAGCGCTCTATCAGTCAGGGTCACGCTCATTCTTATTACTCATGACGTGCCCTATGTACAAATACAAAAGGCAATATTAGGATGTTGTACATAGGGCAAATTCATAGGGTTTGCCGGTAGCAATGAGGCATAAGGTACAGCTATGGAACAGTCTGGTGTAGTGGGGTTAACCATCGAAGGCCAAGCCGAACGGATCGTCAGCTTCCGCGAAGCGCCGTTCTGCACGCAGCTCGTGCTGGCCGAAATGATGGGCGTCGAGCAGATCACTGAAGACGTGGTGCGCGGCTGGGTGGAAACCTACACCCTCCCGACCGTGAAGATCGGCCGCCGCCGCGTCATCAACCTGCACCGCATCCGCCGCGATATCGAGCGGGGCAAGACGGTGTTCTGCCAGGGGGATTACGCCGATGAATGAGGCCATCGACCATGAGCGCCTACAACCGGCTTCCCCATGCACCGGACTGCGACTGCTCTGTCTGCTGGTCCAGACGCGAAGTGGCGAACCCCGCTCCCTCCCCGTCCACACGCTGCGCCCAATGCCGCCCCGCCTCTGCGCGGCCGATTCGCACACTGCAAATGGGCTGCGTCGGTGGAATCTGGAAGCCTCTGGTCTCGGAGTGGACAGTGGAACCGGCCTTTATCTGCGAGAAACACACGCAACCCGACCGCCCCGCGAAGTGGTGGAGCGTTATCTACGACTCGGGCAAGCCAACGCCCTTCGTCCCGATTCACGAACCGTTCGAGCTGGTGGGCTAAAGCCAACCGCCCCCGCCGAAGCCGAACAGGTCCAGGGCCGCGCTCCCGGCTCGTCGGATCACGCTTCACCGATCCGGCGAACGGAAGCACGGGCGGAGCGCACCCTTGACCCAGCACGAACAGAAACAGCCTCCGCTCGTGAGTGTGGGGCAGCTTCACCGCCCCGCGCTCCCGAGCCCTCGGCGGCGAGAGTGGGATAACAAGGGCGAAGCCCTTGGTTTTAATAGCAGGAATTAATATTTGCGAAATTAAGAAACCAGTTAATCCCACACTAACCCACAAACTAACAGCAACTAATAACATTTCTATATTTGCGATAAAAACGCTTTCCAAGCGTGTATAACTAGTACCACAAACCCGTTGTAAGCCGCGTAAACCCAGGCAAGAGGCGAACTTTAACCGTTCCTCTGCTCGGGCTCTCTCGGCCCGCAAAAAGGCAAACCGCGCAATAACGCGCAACTAACTGAGGAAACACAAATGGCACGTTCGACTATGGAAGTTGCATTTCTCGGCACTCAGAAACTCGCCTTCAGCCAAAACGGCAGCGAAGTAAAGATCGTCAAAGTCTTCTATGGCGACGAGCCGGACGGCCAGACCGAAAACGGCCTGTCCATCGTCAGCATGGATGTTCCCCTGGAAGTGGCCGACGAAGTGTTCGCCTCCGGTGCCAACTTCGAACCGCTGGAAACCGTCCGCATTCACTTCGAGATCGCCCGAGCCGGCAAACAGAAGGGCAACAATCTCTGCCTGCATCTGGAATCGGTGAAGCCCGCCACCCAGGCCGCCAAGCCCACCCAGCAACCGACCCCGACCGCCAAGCCAGCCGGCACCCAGCCGGACCCGGCCAAGGCCAACTAACCGGGAGGGGCGGCCATGCTGATCGATGATCGGGTGTACTGCGACTGCTGCGGCAACGACATGGGCAAGCTCATGGCGCTGCCCGCGCCGCAAAGCGACCTGCTGCCCGACCTCAGCCTGCCGCCCCACTTCGCCGTCTGCCCTGACTGCGAACCCTCCGAAAAGACTGCCGACCTCGAGCAGGCCGGCGAATGAATTTCCTCGCCTGTGACGGTGACTGGCTGCAAGGCGCCGATGGTTCGCCCATTTGCTCCGGCTCGCTGGTCGCCCTCACGGTCGAGGAAATGCAAAGCCTCTACGGCTCTGCACTCACCTGGGACCAAGTCTCCGAGCTGCAAGGCGAAGCGATTGTTCTGTTCGCCACCGTGTTCGGCTTCCTGGTCCTGAAAAAAGCCCTGAAACAGTGAGGTATCACCCATGCAACTGAACAAGCACTTCATCAAGAAAATCGGCCTCGGCGCCGCCGTCGCTCTCTCGGCGGCTGCCGGCTCCGTTTACGCCGCCGTTCCGCCGGAAGCTACCGGCGCGCTGGATACCGCCGGCACCGACGTGGGCACCATCGGTTGGGCGGTCTTCGCCGTGATCATCGCCGCGATGGCGTTCAAGTACATGCGCCGCGCCCTGTAACCGGGGTTAGCGCACTGCATGTGCCGAAGCAAACAAACCCCGCTCCGGCGGGGTTTTCTCTTCCAGGGAAACGCCAATGAGCTACGAACTGTACGTCCTGATCCTCACCACCCTGGCGTTCTATCTCGTGTTTTTTGGGAGGGTGTAGGTGTGCGGAGTCTTTTGGTTACGGTCAGACCGGTCTTTCGAATATGCGTGCTACTGCTCTTGTTCTCGGTGCGACTTGTTTTTGCAGAGGACTACTGGTGGAAAGCCTCGAATGTCACCGCGAACGCCAGGGGGCCTTTCAACTCTGCTCAGGCCGCTTGTGACGCGATCTGGTCTGTTCGGGCCGATTATCACAGTTTGAACGTTCAGGACTTTTTGCGATGGGACTCCAGCACTGTTGCCTATTGCATCATGCGTGCGAAAACAAAGGAGCCAGGAAGTGGTACCGGTAACTATGGGTATGTATCGCGTATGGGCAATGGCTGCACTTCGCCGGCGGTGTACGATTCCTCCACGGGGCAGTGTGTTGAACCCGAACCCGATCAGTGCGCCATCGAAACCGGCGAGTTCGTCCACGAGTACAACGCCGGCTCGCTGGACCCATCCGTACCACCTTCGCTACCGCCATCCTCGATCTGCGAAAGCGGCTGCCTCTACAACCGCACCGCCACGGTCAAAGGCTGCAACCGCTTCCTGGAAGACACCACCGGCAAGGACCTGGACTCCGTTTACTGCAAGGTCGTGTATCAGGGCGCCGGCTCCCAGTGCACTACCAATAGCCCGCCTCCGGGCAGCGTATTCGATCAGCCGCCCGCTAAGCCGCCGGCGGATAGTACCCCTCAATTCACCAGCGAGAATCAGTGCGGGGAGTGGGTCACTAATGCCGATGGCTCGCAAACCCGCAGCTGCAACAGTACCGAGCAGTTGAAAGAACCCGGCCAGCTCAACTGCGACAACGCCGGCGAATACCTGCAATGCACTACCGGTAAACCGGCGCCGCGCTTCGAAGACACCTCGAAGACCGAGCAGACCACCAAGACCACCAACCCCGACGGGTCGAGCACGACCGAAACCAGCACCACCACCGACAAGACGGTCTGCGTGGGTACCAAGCCGTGCACCTCGACCACGGCCAATGAGACCTCGACCTCCGGCACCAACGCCGACGGCACCCCGGGCGATGAAAGTAAGGCGTGCACCGGCAACGGCTGCACCTCCGAAGGGGCCGAAGAGGGCGAAGAAGAAGGGGCGGAACGCTTGGCCGCCGCAGGCTCCTGCGATGCCGTGTTTACCTGTAGCGGCGATGCCATCGATTGCGAAGTGCTTCGGCAGCAGAAGGAGCAGCTCTGCCTCGCCGAAGAGATGGCCGATTTTCCCAAGCACCAGTCCGCCATCGAGGCGGCGGTGACCGGCGATCAATTCCAGCTCGACGAGGGATCGGGCGTGATCGACGTGCCGTCGTTCATCAACCAGGGCACCCGGTTTCTACCATCCGCCTGCCCGACCGCCGAGCGTTTCAGCCTGATTACCGCTGGCGGACGCTCGTTTGAACTCAGCTATGAGCCACTTTGCCGCGCCGCCAGTGACCTGAGCGGCTTGTTCGTCGCCGTCGCCACCGTGCTCGCCGCGCTCTATGTCGGTCGCTCCGTAGGAGGTCAGTAAATGCAGTTTCTATTCGTTGTGCAGATGCTCGTCATCATTCTCGGCCCGCTGGTGAAGATGGTGCTGAAAATGATCGGTTTCGGCTTCGTCACCTACATGGGCTTTAACCTGATCATTGGCCAGGCCCAGGACTACGTGTTCGGTCTGATGGGCAATGTCGGCCCGGTGATTCAAGGCATCCTCGGCCTGGCGAAGTTCGACGTGGTGGTTAACCTGTATTTCGCCGCGATCTCGACCCGCTTCATCCTTTCCGGGATCAACAAGGCCACCGACCGCCGTCGTGCCCAGGTGTGGCGCGCGCCGGGCGGCACCTCCATCGAAGCCTAAGGAGGTGCTGCCATGCTCGTCATTCGCACCGGCAAACCCGGCCACGGCAAGACGCTCAACACCATCCGCGAAGTGGACCGCAAAGCGCTGGCCGAAGGCCGCGTCGTCTACTTCCACAACATCAACGGCCTCAAGCCCGATCAGCTGCAAGCGCAGTGGTTCGAGTTCGAAGACCCGGAGAAGTGGTTCGAGCTACCGAACGATTCGATCATCGTGGTGGACGAGGCGCAGGGCTGGTTTGGCGCGCGCGATCCCAGGGCGCGCCCGCCCGAGCACATCACGCGCTTCGAGACCATGCGCCACCAAGGCCACGAGGTGCACCTCGTCACTCAGGACCCGCGTTACCTCGATGTGCATCTTCGTCGGCTGTGCAACAGCCACATTCATTACTGGCGGGTGTTCAAGTCGGCCCAACTGCTGCGCTTCGAGTCGGAAGTCGTCGTTGAAAAGGTCGAGCTGAAAACCAGCTTCAAGGACGCCGACAAGAAGTCGCTGCGCCTGGATAAGCGCTACTTCGGCGCCTACACCAGCAGCAACGCCAAGCACCACTTCCAGACCAAGGTGCCGACCAAATTCATCCTGGCAGGGGCCGTCATCCTTGGCGCCGGCATTCTCGTCTATCGCGCCTACGAGCGTTACAGCGCCGAGAAAGCCCAGCTGGAAGCCGTGAGCGGCGCGCCGGCCGGGAGCATGGTCGAGCAGGCGCGTGAGGCGGTCGGGGCCTTCATCAGACCGGCTGGCGACGACCAAAGCACCGCACCGGAAACCGCGGCCAGCTACATCGGCCGGCGCGTGCCTCGGGTGCCGCAGATTCCCGCGTCGGCGCCCATCTATGACGAGCTAACGCGGCCGGTTTCGTTTCCCCGGCTGTACTGCATGTCCAGCACCGATCCTGCGACCTATGCCCGTGAGTTTGGGCGCATGGCGCATGCGGTGGTCAACGGAACCCCCACCGTGTGCCAGTGCTACACGCAGCAGAGCACGCGGGTCGCCACCGACTTCGAGTTCTGTCAGCGCGTGGTCGAGAACGGCTTTTTCGATCCGACCCTGCCGGATCGTTCCGCAGGCTCACAGCCACCGCAGATCCAGCAGGCCCAGCAGCCAGCCTTGCCACCGTCGCAGCCAGTGGCATCCGAGTCGTCCGGTGGTACGCGGTTGACGGTGGTGCCTTACCAGAAGGGGCGCTTTCTGTGGTGAACGTCAGCGCGCGAGCGCAACGCGCACTTTGCACGCACGGCGAGGGACGAGCCGGCGTGCAAAAGCGCGCGCTGACGTCCCTGTAACACGTCAGATAAACCCAGCTGAGCAACCAGAGTAATCCAGAGTAAAGGGGTAAACAGAATGGCCAATAAAGACTTCAAACGAATCGACCTCCTGACAGGGCTGGAAGATTCCCAAAGCCGACTGTTTGTCGATCCAGGCACCGCTCGGATAGTCGATTTATCCAAGGTCCGTTTGCTGCGTTGCGGCGTCGATACGGTCCGCCAGCTGTATCGCGGGCTGATCCGTCCCGAGATCATGGCGCTATTCGAGAAACCGGGCGCAATGGTCCAGTTCGCTGGAGAGTTCTGGCATGCCGGCCGCGTTGGCCGGGATTCGGGCTACCAGTACAAGCTCCAGAACGCCGACCTCGGCTTCATCCTTCTCATCAAGAACTTCAACGCCAAGCTCGAGCAGATCGGCCCACACCTGAAAATCGAAGTGTCGCCGCACGCCATTGACGCCCTGTCGCCGCAACGGCTGCAAGAGCGCATGGACTACTACGCCGCAGCCGTAATGACGCACCGCGAACGTAACCAGTGTGCCGTCCATCTGGCGTTGGACGTGCAAGGCTGGAAGCCTCCTGTGGATCTGGTGGCTCGCCTGCACTGTCGCGCCAGGACGCACCGGGATATCTCGGGTATCAACCAGATCGAATGGGCCACGAAGTCCAGCGTCTACGGACGTGGCGAAACGTCCATGTTCGGTTCTGCTGGAGGCGTCCAGCTCTGCATCTACAACAAGACCGAGCAGGCCCGCGCGACCGATAAGCTCGACTTCTGCGAAAGCGTCTGGCGTCGCCGGGACTCGTTCGATCCGACCGATCCGGACAACTACGATCCCGAAGCGGACGTGTGGCGCGTCGAGCTTCGCTATCACCATTCGGTCATCCAACAGTTCGCCAGCGGCTCGATAGATGCGAAGACTGGCCAGGCCATCGAGACGGACTCGTATGCCGCCTTCTCGGCCCATCTGGACGGCCTGTGGCGTTATGGCCTTGGGCAATTCAAGTTGCTCGCCCGCCCCGGTTATTTCGAGCCGATCTGGACACTCATGCGTGAAGACGTGCGCGTCGACGTGGCCGTCGATTCCCTAGTCGATGAAACCGAATACAAGCGCTACTACAAGACCTCGCGGGGCTTCTCGGGCAAGAACGTGGAACTGTTCCTGGGAAACTTCGTAAGCCTGCTGGCACGGGAGCGAGTGGGCGCTAAGACCGCATTTGATCGACTGAAGGAGTGGGAGTGCTGGCCGGTGATTCGTGATCACTACGCCTCGAAAGACATGACGGAGCGGGATCTGTACAAGCACATCAAGAACCTGCTGCAAGAGCGGCATGTGCGGTGGGGGCGCGCTGTATGACGGCACTCAAGGACGGTAAGACCTGGACCGCTGACTTCTACGAAAACGGGCGAAGCGGACGACGTATTCGCAAGAAAGGCTTTCTGACCAAGGCCGCTGCCCAGCGATACGAAACGGATTTCTTCAAGAGCCTGACGCTAACCGGGCGACCCCTGGATGATCGGCTATCGGATCTGGTGAATCTCTGGCATCAGCTGCACGGCTGTACGCTGAAGGACGAGAAGACACGCCTGTCGAGAACGCTGGCGATCGCGAAACGGCTTGGCGATCCATTCGCAACCGAGTTCGATGCCCTGGCATGGGCGCGCTACCGGCAACAGCGATTGGCAGTGGCGTCTCCGCACACGGTCAACCATGAGCAACGCTACCTGGCCGCAGTGTTCTCGGAGCTGATCCGGCTCGGTGCTTGGGTAGGAACGAACCCGCTCGCCAATGTCCGACAGATCAAGACGGATCAGGTGGAGCTGACCTTTCTCACCCTCCCGCAGATCCGCCAGTTGCTTGAGGAGTGCAAGCGCTCCACCAACAATCACACCTACCCCGTCGCCCTGCTCTGCTTGGCTACCGGCGCCCGCTGGGATGAAGCCGAGTCGCTGACCCGCGCCGCGATTTACGGGGGCAAGGCTCACTTCCACCGCACCAAGAATCGCCAGTCGAGATCCGTGCCGATTCCGAAGGATGTTGAGGATCTGGCTTTGAAGGTGGGCATGCCTGGAAACGGTCGGCTATTCATGCCCTGCCGGTCGGCTTTTCGGTGTGCCTACAGGCGCTGTGGCTTCGAAACACCGGGCCAGATGACTCACATTCTGCGACACACCTTCGCCAGTCATTACATGATGGCCGGTGGCGACATTCTCGGCCTGCAACGAATCCAGGGGCACTCGTCGATCACGATGACCATGCGCTATGCGCACCTGTCGCCGGATCATCTGGAATCAGCGCTAAGGCTTTCTCCGCTTGTTCAAAGTGGGGTCAATGTATGA